GCCGTGTCAACGCCTGAGGGCTTCCGTTGGATGTGGAACACGTTTGGCACAGAAGAAGCACAGCAGCGCCCTGATCGAAGGCTAATTAGAATGCGCTCGGTGGATAATCCCCACCTCCCAAAAGACTTCATCGAGCGGCTGCAAGCCAATTACGATCCATCCCTTCTGCAGGCATATCTCGAAGGGCAGTTTTGTAATCTCACAACCGGTCAGGTTTATGACCGTTTTGATCGCGCCAAACATGTAATCACCGATATTCCTGATGTCAGCAACGAGCCCCTTCGCGTCGGCGTTGACTTCAATATTGGGAACATGTCAGCAGTCATTGGTGTTCGTCTTGGGAACAACCTTCTCCTGATCGACGAGATCAGCGGTGCACATGACACCGATGCCATGGCCCAAGAAATACAACGCCGCGCAGAAGGACGCCAGGTTTACGCCTACCCTGACGCATCTGGCGGAAACAGAAGCACGAATGCCTCGCGAACCGATATACAGATTCTCGAGTCGTATGGTTTCAGCAACCAATCACCAAAGGCCAACCCTCCCGTCCGCGATCGGGTGGCTTCTGTTCAAGCTTTGCTGGAAAACGGAAAGGGTGAAGTCAGATTGCAAGTCGCCGCAAATTGCAAACGAACGATCGAATGTTTAGAGCTGCAGAGCTACACCGAGGCCGGTGATCCCGATAAAGATGCGGGGTATGATCACATGAATGACGCACTTGGTTATCTTGTCTACCGCGATTTCAGCATGATTCATGCTCGCGCTGGCCGAGGCACTGGCATCAGGCTTTACTAAACTGACGGCATCGGGTGGGACTTAACTGTGTATTCAGGCTTTTCTGGTGGTCGCCAACGTGTTGGCAACGTCACTCAGGTGAACGACCCCAGTACGGCTTGGGTTAATCAAGAACCGCATTGGGGATTAATTGAACATTTGCTCGGCGGCACATACAAAATCAGAAAAGGCCACCGCAAGTTTTTACCGCAAGAGCCAAGAGAATTAGACGAGGCTTATGACAACAGACTGCAGCGTTCTGTTTTAGCGCCTTATTACGTCAGATTAGAGCGCATGTTGGCTGGCATGTTGACGCGTAAACCGGTCAGGCTTGACGATGTGACTGATCAAATTCGTGAGCAACTGTTTGACGTTGACCTGCAGGGCAATGATCTACAGAGCTGGCTTTATTCGACGGCTAGGCTTTGCATCCGTTACGGGCACGTTGGCGTTCTAGTTGATGCGCCAAAGTCTGGCGACAATGGCCGCCCTTACTGGATTTCATATTCGCCGAGGGACATATTAGGTTTTCGCACTGAATTATCAAATGGGGCACAAAAGCTTTCGCAGCTTCGATTGTTTGAAAAGGTTGTTGTAGCTGATGGTTTGTACGGCGAAAAGCAAGTCGAGCAAGTGCGTGTCTTAACCCCTGGCGCTTTTGAGATCTTCCAAAAAGATGAAAAAGGCGACTTCCGTGTTGTTGATGAAGGCACAACAAGCCTGAGCGAAATCCCGTTTAGCGTTGCCTATTCCAACCGCGTTGGCGTTTTGGAATCGTTCCCACCGCTGGCTGATATTGCTGAGCTAAACCTGCAGCACTATCAAGTGCAATCAGATCTTGGAAACCAACTGCACATCAGCGCAGTGCCGATGCTTGCGTTATTTGGTTTCCCTGCAGCAGCAGAAGAAATCAGCGCAGGTCCAGGTGAAGCCTTAGCCCTGCCTGAAGGCGCATCTGCGAACTACATCGAACCGGCTGGCAACAGCTATGACGCACAGTTCCGCAGGCTTGACCAGATCGTTTCGCAGATTAATGACCTTGGCCTTGCTGCTGTGATGGGTGCAAAGCTTGCAGCCGAAACAGCAGAGTCAAAGCGAATTGATCGCAGCCAAGGTGATTCAACGATGATGGTCTTGGCACAGCAAATGCAGGACATGATCGATAACTGCCTGCGGTTCCACGCCGATTATCTGCAGGAGTCACAAGCTGGCAGCAGCCTTGTCAATCGTGACTTTATGGGTGCAAGACTTGAGCCACAAGAGATTCAAGCGTTATTGCAGCTTTACACCGCTGGCACGGTGACGCAGGAAACATTGTTGCTACAGCTTGAAGCGGGCGAAGTGCTTGGGGATGACTTTGATGTCGAGGCCGAGCTTGAAGCAACGCAGGCTGGCGGTTTACTTGAAACACCGCAGCCAGTTCCTGAGCAGGAAGTCACAATGCCTGAAGGAGAACCGGAGGCAGATAATGGATTGGCTTGATAATTTGCGCAGGCCAAAACCTGAACAACCATCAAGTCGGGATTTCTTTTATTCGCATGACAGGCTTGCCAATCAGTATTTTGCAGTCATCCGATTGACTTGGTATTTGGACGGCAAAGTTTGCGCCGTAACCGAAAGCAGTATTGCGACTTATGACAAAGATGTCGTGGCGGAATTTACGTCAATCTTGGATAACGCTTTAAAGCTTGGTGCTGACGCTGCTGTTGTTTGTATTGAAAGCGCCGACGTTCTTGGCTTTCATGAGCGATGAGCGAACCCGAAGCCTTTTACAGGCAAGCAATTGATTTAAACCGCTACAGCAATCACGTCGCACTGAATGTGATGCGGGCTTACAACAACATCGTTGTTGATGCTGCCAGCAAGCTGAATGACATTGGTTCCTTGAACCCAAGGGAAGCGGCGCGGCTAAATACGTTGTTGCTGCAAGTAAAAGAAAGCTTGTCGACTTGGGCTGGAGATAGCAGCGTTTATTTAATGCAAGAGCTGCAGGGGCTTGCGTTACTGGAAGACGAATTTATCGTTCAGCAAATTAAAAACGTAGTAAAGCCAGAGTTAGTGCCTGGTGTTCGCAGCGTTGAAATCACACCAGATTTTGCGAAGGCCATTGTGATGGATGACCCAACAGATCTAAACGCGGCTGTATTCCAAAGAGACTTGCAGGGACAGATTGAAGGAGTATCTCCAGGCACTGTCAGGCTTGATGCGGCGAAAGGTTCAGCCCTTGTTCTGCCTAATGGCAAGACATTGAATACGTCGTTCCGTCAACTTGCTGAAGCATCAGCCGCAAAGTTTCGGGTCACTGTTCAAGACGGGATGCTGACCGGTGAAAACATGCGAGACATGGTCAAGCGTTTACGCGGTGATTTGCGTTTCAATGACGCAGCAGACATTGCTCGCACTGCAGCCAAAGGCGGTGCCTTGACGACGCTTTCTGATGCACAGATTCGAGCATTGATTAGAACGTCTATTACGCAGGTAAGCAACACGGTGAACAATCAGGTTTATGCCGCCAATCAAGATGTGATCGCGGCCTATCGCTACAGAGCAGTTTTAGATTTGAAGACGACCGCCATTTGCCAATCACTTGACGGCCGAGTTTTTAAATTTGGCAAAGGTCCAGAACCGCCGCAACATTTCGGTTGTCGGTCAACGATCGTGATGGTGCCAAGGTCTGAAGCAGAAGGCGACGTGCAACAGCGTGGCAAGCGTGCGGCACTTGGTGGCCTTGTTCCTGTCGATCAAAAATATGGGACTTGGCTGGCGAACAGAACTGTGCAGCAACAGAATGAAGCCCTAGGCGGTAAGGGCAAGGGTGATGTATTCCGCAGCCTTTTGAAGAAAGGCGAATCAGGCGACATTGCGATCAGGAAATTTGTCAGCAATGACGGGTCAGAACTAACCTTGAAAAACTTGCAGGCGAAATACGGTGCCTCTTAAGCGTGGCGGTAGTCAGCAGATCATTTCGCAAAATATCCGCAAGCTGATCAAGGAAGGCAAGAGCAGATCACAAGCGGCAGCAATCGCCTTTAAAGAAGCAGGCAAAGGCGGCAAGCGTAAGCGCAAGTGACCCAGGGCAAAAGAAGCGTTACCCTTTTGTTGTTGCTAGCAAATGCGATCGATGCAGCTACACAGCAAATTCCAACTCACACCTCAGGGTGAAGAAAAGAAGTCAAAGCCTGCAGCTAAAAAAGCAGCAGCCAAGAAATCAGCAGCTAAGGAGGGGAGTTGAGCTTATTGTGACAGGTTCTGTTACCGTAAAAACAATTACGGGCAGGCTGTCCCATGGCTAGAAGTTACAAGCGGGATAAAAAAGGTCGCTTTTCTGGCACTGGCGGCGGCGGAAAAGGCAAGTCAAAAAAACCCCGTAAGTCTGATCTTGCCTTCCAAAAATCTGGGAAGGGTGGGGGCAAGAGCGCAAAAGCTGGTCGGGCGGCTAAAGCTGCTTACAAAAAGAAAGAAGGCGCACGCAGAAAAGCCGCAGTAGCCCGCAAGGGCGGTTCTTTTACTAAAACAAGCACATTCAGAAAAAGCCAATCGCGTAAGCAGTCAGCGGCAAAGCGTTCAGGCTACGGAAAGAAGAAAAAGTAGTTAGCCGGTAAATTCTTCCCAGCTATCAACGCTTTCCATTACTTCCTGCCAAAAGGTCGGGACAAGCAAAAGGTCGCCATCCTCGTCAAGGGTGGCGATTTTTATTGGGGAGGTTTGTAAATTGCCGCAAACAGCAAAAACTCTAGCTTCGTTCCCGTCGTTGTCTACCGGAGGGATTCGACCAATAATTTTGCGTAACTGATCCACCGTCATGCCTTCAGCGTTATCGATCAGTGGTTTCACAAGAGAATGTGGTTGGGTAAGCTGATCGTAATCGTGCTTTTGCAATGCCTAGTTATTCCGGGCCAAAGAAACCACAGAAGCCTGCTCCTAAGAAGAAAAAAGGAGGCAAGAAAAGTAATGGCTAAGAAGCAGCGGCGCGTCCCAAAAGACAAGGCCACTGGTCTGCCAAAGAAGTATCTTTCTGGCGCCAAGAGCCGTTCAGGCAAAGCCCGTGAGATCAAGCGCACCGCTGCTGCTTACAAGGCGGGTGAATTTATCGACATCAAAGCTGTCTCTGCATCGAGGACTAAACAAGGTGGCACCAAAAGCAAAACCACTAAACGCCGGAACAAAAAAACGCTAAAAGAAAAGGCTGAAAAGTCCAGGTTCTTCTATGGGGAGCTTGCTGCTGTTTACAGAAAAGGGCAGGGCGCATACTTGTCAAGCGGGTCGCGCAACGTTCCGATGGCTGCATGGGCAATGGGCCGAGTGAATAGCTATATGCGAGGCGATAAAGCACGAACGGCAGACGCTGCTATTTACGCTCGCTACAACAAAAAACGATGAGTATTCAACGTGGCGGCCATACGTTTGATGGCTATGACAAGCCGATTAGGACGCCGAATCATTCGAGCGGCAAATCACACGCCGTTGTGGTCAACGTTAAAGGCAGCCCGAAGCTCATACGTTTTGGGATGCAGGGCGCTAAAACAAAACCACCGCGCAAGGGTGAAGCAGCGGCGGATAAGGCAAAGCGTGCGTCTTTTAAAGCGCGTCATGCGAAGAATATCGCCAAAGGGAAAACAAGTGCCGCATATTGGGCAGACAAAGTAAAGTGGTGATGCAATTTAGCCTGTGGCTAATTCATGTCCGAAGAACAAACTGCTCCTGTGGAGCAATCTGTTGACACCAGCGAATTAAAAACAGAACTCGAATCAATGAGGCGTAAAAACGCTGAATTGCTGGATGAGTACAAAAAAGCAAAAGCTCAAGCAAAGGCT